GCCACATTCAGTTTCTATTAAGTCGGTATCCGCAACAAGCATATCGACTTCTATGTATAACTCTTTAGGCTTACCCAAAGTGTGTGCCATATCAGCTTTGTGATCTACTAAAGACCAAATCATATTTTTGCCCTTTGGTCCACGTTCTTTGATAGTCTTGGTAAACGCTTCGGCAACGATAATATCGTTATCCAAATCAACGTTTCCAATTCTTGACCAACACGCTTTTACTGTTCTTGATTCTGGCTCTATATCCAAAATCATATCATTGTAGCTTTTGTTTTCAATCTTACTCATACAACAAAGTTATTAATTTTTTTTAATCTGCTAACAAATCTCTTATTAAATTAGAAATTTGCATCAAAGCAACGTTATTTATCAAATTCCATACTAACCCCATATCGCCCATTGGTGGGTTATCTTGCAACCTTTTTGGCTTACCATCTTCGCCTCTCACGGCTTCATAGCCTAATGTACAACGGCAGTTGATAACATCGCCAGCACTTCCACTTGGGTCGCAAGGATGTAACATTTGCTCAAAACCGCCATTCTTAGTCTTAACATTAAATTTTTCATCGTAAGCTACTTTTATTCCATCCATGTGATAATGGTCAAACATATCTCTCGGCACTCGTCTTGTTCGGTTATCCCTCGCTGCTATCCACTCTTTCATAGTTACAAGACCAGTTGCAGCCGTTCCTACCATTGAGCCAATGTTCGCCGCCCTTCCTGTTTCCGTTCTTGCTATCATCTCGGCTCGGTAATCTGTTATCCCAGCCGTTCTTAATAGCTTAATCGTTTCTTGCATTGTTAAACCTTCATCAACAGACCTTATCAAGTATTGTTGAATCTGGTTTTTAGTTGTTTGTGTTATTTCGCCAGCAATTTCATCTAATCCTTTTAGTTCAAGATAAGTTAACATAACATAAGTAAATAGGTCTGTTTGCTTACTCTTAAACTCCTCTGGTCCGTAATATCCTTTAACCGACTTTGACACATTCTTCTCCGAAATTTGTGCCATCTTAACCCCCATTGCAATATGAAGGTTTTGGATGGTCTTTTTTATCTTCTTGTCGCTTATAGCGTTTAAATCTTGTGTATCGCAATAAGTATCTACTTGCCTTTGTAGTTCTTTTTTGAACTTTGGCGAATAGGTTTTTATTGCGTTTAAGTATAGTTTCCTATAATCTTGCCAAATCATTATGCATCTAATTTTTCAAGTAACTTACCAGCTGCATTAAATACATCTGTTTGACCTTGTTGACCTGCTCTTTGTCTAATCGCAATAAGTCCAGCTCTATCAACGTTTACAAAATCACTTGTGTAAATGTAGTGCCAATGTTCTTTGGTGTCCATATCTGCGTTTGCATCAATGCCTAAAAACCACTTTCCATAATCAGCCATTCCGTTTTCCTCAATATATGCGTTCTCCTCTGCTGCACTTGGTCTATTCCAAGTTCTTGAACTAATTACTTTGCCTTGACTTATCAATGAAGCAGCTTGTGTAATACCACTACGATTGATGCCTGTTGTTTTCTTGATTTCGCTTATTAACTCATTAGCTAATTCTACGAACTTTTGTGCGTAATTCATATTTATTTATTTGGATTGTATGCCCAATTCTTTAAGGATATATCCCTCTTAGATGGACACTCTTTGTTTACAGGTTTGCCTTGCTCCATATTCTTCATTCTACTAACAAAGCTAATCGTTCTATTTGCCGACTTAACTTCATTTGCACTCCATTCAGCTTTTTTCTTACTCAATAGATTTAAGTTCCTATTTACTGGACTTCTATCTAATGATGCTAAACGTGAGCATTTAGTTTCACTCCAAGCCTTTAACTCGGAGTAAGACATATTTACAGTATCGTAATACTTTGCGTAAACTTCATCAATAACATCGCTAAGGTCGGCTTTTAAATCAACCTTTAAATCAAATAACTTATCAATAATTTCTTGACTATTCATTTGGAAGCGTTAATGGTTGAAACTCATCTGGTGCTTGTAAACTTGAAGGGATATATAATTTCTCCATTTCAGTTTGATCTATGTAAGGTGGAATTTCTAATCCCATAATGTCCATCTTTTGCTTAGGTGCAATCCACCACGCTTTATCTAACCATTCAACTTGTTCTGCTTTGTTTGCTTCTAATTCACTATAAATACTTGGGTCAAAGTCAACATAAATATCAGTTCCACGATAACCCCAGTCCGAATGTAATTTACGATTCAAGTTATCACGAATACCAACCAACAAAGGAATCGCACAACGAACTGTCAATGCTTTCTCTCCTTCTCTTTGGTTGTTGTAAGTTTTGTTATCAGCATCATTTAGTAATTGAGAAGGTACTCCATAAATATTACAAAGTGCTTTCATATCCCACTTTTCACTCTCAATGATATTTAATTCAACAGGACTTAATCCAATTTGCTTCCAGTCAACTTTGTAACCACTAACCGCAATTGAATTAAAGTTAGCAGAGCCACCTTTTTCGCTTACTGCTCTTTTAAGTGCTTGTGCTTGTTGTGTTCCACTAATAGGGTCAAACCTATCATCATTCATAAATAGAACTCCAGCTGGACCACCATTCTGGAAGGAAGCAACTGCTGCAGTCTTCGCTTCGTTGGAACGAGTTAAGTTTCTCGCAGCAGCCATCAAAGGAGATTGACCATATAGTTGATTCCCAGTTGTATTCCATTGTGGATTAAAGTATTTGTCTTGTAATATTTCTTGCTTAGTAAAGTTCCATAGTGGACCATAATTCAATTGATACCCTGCAATAGTTGGAGGAAAGTTTTGAATATCCGCTAACACGTACATATATTGAGAAGGAAGCACGTACATCTCATAAGGTTTGCCCTCATTGTTTCCGCCTTCAATCATCTTTGCGTAAATAAAAGAGTTACCTGTGATTAACTTAAACGAACACCAAGCCTCTACGAAATCGCCAAATGTATCTTCCTCATTTGGGTATTTTAATAACTCGTTTAGTCTTGCATCTTTTGTATATAATTCAAACGCTTTCTTATGTAGCTTTTCCATTTCCTTCCAGTTCTCAATCTTATCTGGTTGGCTCATTAATGCTTTATACTTCTTTGCAGAAGTTTCATCTACAACTTTGTAAACGTGGAATGGAGCAAGTTTTGCCTTATCGGAAATTAATTTTACGATAGAATAAACTATGTCATTTGCAGAATATCCATCACGAACAAAACTAATATTATCGCCACCTTGCCAAGTTATTATTCCTTGTTGTATTGCTACTTGTCCGTTGAAAGGAATTTGTGGTAGTACAGTAGATAGTTTTTGTCTTTTAGTAAAAAAGTCAAGTAATCCCATTATATATGAATTTTAACAAAGTTAGACAATTTATCCTAAAATACCGACACCTCAAATTTTAGCTTTGTAAGATGCGTAAACACGGCATACCTACAAGCATCCATCAAGTCATCGTTCGCCTTTACAGGTTCCTCTATTACGTTATCGTTTTTATCCTTTTTCCATTTGTAAGACATAAACTCCCTTCGTAGGTTTTTGCTACTGTAATGTAAGTTTATTGGATAAGATTTCATCTTTACTATTCCTGCCCATACATCTTTTACTGCTGGTTTAATGTTAAAGCCTTGTCGGTAAAGTTCCTCAATAGACTTAGGCTCGGCTGCATCGGCATAGATAGTCGCTCGTTCTGGTAGCTTCTCTTTAATCAATCTTGATAGATCACTTAAAGTCAATCCGCTTTGATAAACTATCTCCTCAAAGTAATTTTGTCCTTCGTAGTGTGTAACCTTAACAAGTGCAGCTGGATGCACATAACCAAAGTCCAAGCCATAAAACACATCTCCTTCTGCAACTTCATCGTATTGTTTCCATTGAGTATAAATGATTTCTTTTGCTTTGCCTCGTTCTCCCATTCCGTAAACCTTCCACATAAAGTCATCTGGTAAGTCTTTGTACTGCTCAATGTTTCTTACTTGGCTTTCGCTAAGGTTTGAGATGTTGTTTAGGTAGGTTGAATGGATGCGCTTGTTCTTTGGGTTATCAGCTACTTCATAAACCCAACTAATAAAGTCGGCTGGATTCCAGTCTAAGAATGTTTGTCCTGTTGTACGAATCAATAGTTGGTCAAACAAAGCCTTGCTAATTAGGTTAGCCTCGTTTACGAATAGTATGTCTCTTGCTGGTCCTTTTGCTTTATCTGGGTCCTCTAAGCCGAACAACTCAATGTAAGAGCCGTTTTTAAACGTATAAATAAAATCAGTATATCGGAAATCCTTTTCATCCCAGATGTTCCATTGCTCCAATATATTTTTAAAATCCCTATAAACTCCTCGCTTAATATGTGGTAAAGAATGAGATACCATTGATATCCTTGTATTAGGATTGCTTATTGCAATGTGTATTAGCAACTGCACTACTGAATAACTTTTGCTTGATCTTGACCCACCTTCATTGCATATTATCGGATAACCTTCCTCGTATGCCTTTTTATTGGCATAGAACACAGGAGTAGCCTTAATCTTTAATTGGTTGACAATCTGCATCTGGTTCTATTGTGATTTGCACATTACCCTTAATGTCAGCGGTTATGTCGGTTGTTTGTTTAGGTTTGCCTTCTAATCTATCAACTACTGCCTCATAGGCTTTTTGATCTCCTTTCAATGCTTTACTAATCATTTGCATATCCATTAATTCAAGCACAGTAAAATCTTCTTCTTCTCCTGTAATTGGATTCTTCTTCTTTTGCACCAACTCAAGCAACCTTAATAATCTTGTTTTACTATTTTGAACTCCTTTAGGTCTTCCAGTTGGGTTTGCAACTTCTCCTTTCTTAAATGGGGTCAAATTTTGTAGGTTCGCCATAATCTCACTATTTTTTCACTATTTTACAAAGATAAGCCACAATTAGGGCAAATAGTTCCTTTCTTAGTATTGTCAATTGCTTTTGGTTCTTCATTGGTTGGCATAAGAAAGTCAACATTAATTCCCCATTCGCTTAAATCACTAACTGACCAATCATCGTTTGCTAACATATCCATATCCCACATACCATAGTGAGTGTTATCAATTACAAGTAATTTCTTTTTCTCTTGATCTGTTAAGTTAGCCATTTTAATCACAGGAATATCTTGGATGCCTAATTCTAAACAAGCACGATACCTCTGGTTACCTCCTAAGATTACATTGTTCTCATCTATAATTAAAGGTTTTGCTTCTAATAACTTTGGGTCATCTTTAATAGACTTAACCAACTTAGCAAAGTCATCACTATTAATTTTTCTTGGGTTGTTAGGATTAGGTTTGATTTCGTTGATGTTCATTATCGGTTTTTTGTTGGTGTTCGTATTGAAATAATACTATCTACTTTTTTCTCTAAATTGTCATAGCCAACCCATTTGCCACACTTAGTACATTCAAACTGGGTTTCTTTTATCTTACCAAACCATACATAGCCTTCGGTAACTGAACCACATTTACAAGTATATAGCTTCTTTCCGTATGTGTCTTTCATTATCTACCTTGTCTGTTATATTGTTTAACTGCCTTATCCTTTGGACCAGATGTCTTTTTGTATTTACCACACTTTCTTTTTCCAAAGCTAACCTTGTTGTTACTGCTTACTTTCGCCATAGTTGTTTATTAAATCTGCTAAATAATCAAATGCTTGTTCTTGTGTTTCGCCAAATACATAGTGGGTACATCCATCAATGACAAAAGAATAGCAAGAATATCCAGCTATAACTTCCTCTTTGCACGTTTGTAATATGCTACTTGTATCTATCAATCAGTTCTATTAATTCTGTTCTTTGCCATTTCTTTATCCTATTATTAACCGCCTGAAACTCTAACTCTTTTATTGCCTTCTCTCCAATTCTTTCTACTAAGCCTATTCGGTACATTGCTTGATTTCCGTGTTTAAACATATTGCACCCAGCACATT